GCGGGTCATTGACCGCCGTCATGAACCAGCCGTACGGGTCGAGAAGCCATCCTGCCAGAACAGTGCGACCCCGCCAGGTTTCAATTAGGCGGGGTGCATTGTTTCCGCTGTCTTGAGGGAGGGTGCCAGAGTTAGCCACCCAACTCTCAACCGTGTCGGTGACCGGGTCATAGTAAACCCAATTGATGCCGTCCGCGAACCAGAGCCGCTGAACATTGGGCGCCGATCGAATGATGCCGTCGAAGTTGAGCGGCGGGGTATTGCCGGTGTTGTTCGTCGGCTGAACCCAAGCCGTGTCTCCGGCCCGCAATCGGTAGGGGTCGCCCTTGCCGCAGCCGACGAGAGTTACCACGCGGCCAGAGTTCGAGAATTGCACGGCATCCCCCTTGGTCACGATGAGGGCCAGTTCCTGAATGATCCAATTGCGAACGACAGGGGTACTGAGCCACTTCGTCAGGGCCGGCCGACTGCCGCCCCGCGCTCGATGCGCTTCAGCGTCGAATACCCGCACGTTGACGGCGTCGCGGGTTGTGCGGGCATAGACGCTCTGGTCCGTCGAGACGGGACGGGGCGATTGCTTCCAAAAGGCGGATGACTGGTCGAGGCCAGCCGCCGGAAAGTGCAGATCGATAGTCTGCTGGTCGGCCATCCTTGCCTCATGGGAACGTGTACGTCGTCGTATCAGGGTTGCCGGGGAACCCGACCCCGGTACAGGTGTTTTCGGGCGAGTCCTCGCCCGTGCCGTTGATGCAGCCAATCAGGATCGAGCCACGCTGGCCGTAGGTGATCAAGATTGGCGGACTCATTTCGCGGCCGGTGCAGGCCCGAGGAACGATGTTCGGATTCGACACCCAATCGCCAGGGCTGACGAACGTCGTCCCGGTGTAGGTACTCGACAGCCAGGCCGGATGCCCCGGCGTCGAATTGTCGTTGTAAAACTTCTGGACCTGGCACTTCCAATTCCTAAAGCCCTGAGCCGTCGAGGGAGGCCCGCACCATCCGAGCGCGATGCCTGTCAACGTCGAGAGGGCCGCGAGCAGCGTCGGGTTCATGTAGCAACCGTGAACGCTGAAAGACGGATTCGTGCCGTCGAGAGTGCCGCCCGTCAGGTGCAGCTGCCCGATGCAAGAGTAAAAGCCGAGGACGCAGATACCGTGCGGAGGGGCCAGCACTTTGCCAGGCTGGATGCCGGAGCCGCCCTTGCGTCGTTTCTTCTTGGGCGGTACGCGGCCCTCTTGCGGTTGGTCCGACTGGTCATCGCTATTCGGGTCCCACAGGTGGACGCCAGGCGGCCAGAGCGAGGACGGGCCAGGTGTGGAAGGATCTTCGATGCCAGGGCCAGGAGGGTCCTTGTTGTCGAGCAGGAATCCCGCCGAGCCGTTGACGACGATGTTCAATTCCTGAATCAGCGTCGAGCCGGCGGGGATTCGGCCGGCGACCAGGTGAGTCGTCCCAGGCCGCGAGCCGCCGCGGTCCCGATCGGTGACCGGTTCGAAGCCGTAAACATTGAGAGCGTCGCGGGTGGTACCCGGACGCTGAATGCCGAACCCCTGTTGCAGGTCGATGCCTGCCAGGGGGAATGGCATATCGGTGACCATCGGGAGTGGAGTTCGCTTGGCCACTATTTCACCACGATGTAGCCGACCTTCGTCGTCGATTTCGAGCCGCTGGCGTTCGTCGCCGTCATGGTCACAGTCTTGGCACCGGTCGCTTGATACCGATGCGTCGGGTTAGGGTCCGCCGTCGATGTCGTCCCGTCGCCAAAGTCCCAATCCCATTTGGTCGGCGATCCGGTCGAGAGGTCCGTGAAGCTCACCAGGTCATTGATGGCCGGGTTGAGCGCGTCGGCCGAGAAGTCCGGTACCGGGATGGCCAGCGACGGAATCGGGTTCTTGAGCGACAGGCCGCCCCCGAGGGGATTCGGACCCATGCCGAACGGGCCGGGGATGAGTGGCGACATGTCGCCTCCTAGTAGGGCCAGTAGAGCGCGTTGAGGCCGGTGAGGTTGGCGCCAGTGTCCACCTGCAATTGCAGCTTGCGACAGCCCTTGCTGGCGACGAGCAAATGACCGCCCACGTCGCCAGTCGGCGAAAGGATTTCGTTCGACACGTTCGCATTGCCGGTGACAATCGTAATCGTGTCCGCGAAGAAGTACGTCGAGGGTACCAGGGTGCCGTCAACCCCGGTGATGTTCCCGAGGACGGCCGCCACTTCGACCAGCAGAATGGGAATCCACAGCGCGGGCTTGGGGCTTGAGCCTGGCACGGGCCGAATCCTCTTCCAGCCGTAAACCCGCATGCCAGTAACGACGGCATTGTTGGCCCCGGTGCCGATCGGCAGAATGCCGACTCCGCTGGGAACCGTCACACCTTCGCCCGTCGTCAGGTTGATGACGCCGTTGCCGGTCGGCTCGGTTGTCGTCGAAATCAGCGATGGGAACGTAGCATCGGCGAGGTCGGTCGCACACCAGAGAGTTAGCTCGCCGGCCATCGCTTTCAGAATCGTATCGGTCATCGCTTGCTCCTTACGGAAAGGGCCGGCAGGACCATCCTGCCGGCCCGGTAATGGCCCGCCGAGTGCTGCCCGTACCGGGTGAGGGATTTGGGGCAGCGTTCTCGGCGGGTTAGCTCGAACCGGCGATCAAGATTCCGCCAGGTGTCTCCTGAACTTCCTCAGCCGGCGTAACAACTGATTCGTCCAAAGCCGGCTTTTCCTCTTGCTTCTTCGGGGCAATCCGAGCGATCGCCTCAGCCAGCTTTTGCTTGCCGTAGACCATCGACCAGGCTTGCAACTCTACGGCCCGTTCGATGGCTTTCTCAGCCGGCATATCGACCGGCATCATGGCCGCGATCATCGAGCAAATCTGCCCATCGTGCATCGGCGTCTGAATCACTACCGGCTGACGCTGGCTGCCGAGGGCGGCCGCTTTGCTCAGGTGTTTCCCGATGTTGTTCGACATTCGAAATCTCCTCACCCGGCCAGGTGTGGACATGTCCACACCTGGAACTTGAAAAGGTTAGTACCCAAAGAACTCAAGCAGGAACTTGCCAGCCGTGTACGTCCCGACTGTCCCGGCGGCGCCGCATGTCAGGTAGACGTACTGATCGGCGGCCGGCAAATCCTGAATGTGCTTTACCGTGCCGATCGTCCAGGCCCCGCCCGCTGTGACGAGGGCCGTCTCAGTCAGGGCCGCAATGCCGTCGTCGAACTTGCCAGTCGCTTCCGTGGCGGAGTACAAGTCGATGTCTGTAACGCCGGTCAGCGGAGCTTCGAGGCAGGTCATACGGCCGTAGAGAATCGTGCCGAACTGAGCCGCCGTCGCCTGGAAGAGGTAAGCGGCCGAGGCACCCTGGCCGATGATGTCCAGGTCAGTCGTCGAGGAGCCGAGCCCGGTCAGGTCGATAAGGACCTGAACCTTCTTGATGCCGCCGAAATTCTCGACGGCCGTTTTGCAAACCGTTCCCGTCCCGCCAGTGATGCCGGCGGCCGGCCCGGTCGTGATGTTCTGATTGTCGAGCGTGCCGAGTTCGGTCGCCGACAGGCTCGCCAGGGCCGCATACTGAGCCAGAGAGAGGCTGCCCGTGCCGTAGTCGGCGATCTTCCGCCAGTAGTAATTCGTGCCGTCGTACACCGAGCAGAGCAGGATGAACTGGCCGGGGTCGCTAAAGACGAACGTCGTCTCGCCGGCTTCCGTGTAAGCGGTCGAAAACGTGACGGTAATATCGCCGCCATCGGTCCGCATGTACAGAAGCAGAAGCGCTCCGGCCCGCGTCGGGTCCAGCACGGTTCGAGTTTCGGCGGCTATGGAAACCAGCGGGAAGGTACCCAGGCTTCGAGTGCAGGCGATCTTGCCAGCATTGCCCGGATCGGATTGTTCGGGGCCTTTGAAGGCGTCAGCAGCTACGCGATGTCCCGACATTTTCGAACTCCTTTAGTATTGGACACCTTCAAACGTGACCTTTGCATCCGTGTACCGTTCGATCCAGCCGCGGCCCGCCGCGTCGGCATCGGAACGGTCCAGGTTGTAGCCCAGGTTCTTCGGCTTGCGATTGGCGTCGAGGTCGATCGACGTTTTGAGTTGCACTGCGAACTCCGCCGCATGGACTTCCGCCGTGTTGTCGATGACTTTCTCAGCCACCGACAGACAGGCTTCGAGCAACGTCTCCGCGTGCTCAGGGCCGCCGTAGGCGTACGGTTTAGTGCCGGTGAGGTAATCGGCGAGGAGGTAATACTGCACTTTCAACCCATAGTCAGCGTCAGCCGTTGGCCAGAAGTGCAGCTGCGATTTCTCCGCACCGGACTGCGACGTGCCTTTGAGCGTTTCCAGGGCGACGGCTTTCGGCCGGCCCGTGGTATTCGGCCAGCGAGCCTCTTGCTCCAAGATCGTGGTAACCGACCCGATTTCCAGGCAGGTGTACGCCGTGCCTTGCGGCGTCGCAATGACAATCTTCGGGTCCATGCCGCCGAAATCTTCGGGAAGCTCGACAGTGTTTTCGCCGCTCGAGAGAGTCAAGTCGGCGACCGGTACCATGAACGACCAGCGATGGCCGCAGTAGTAGAACTTCCGCATGCCGCCTTTGATCGATCGTTCGATGTTGTCGAGTTGCTTTTGCGTCCACGCCCGTTGCTTGAACTTCGCACCGCGACCGTAGCCGAGGAAGAACCCCACATCGGCTTGCAGCGCGTCGAAGGCAACGGCGAGAGTGGAAATCGACATTTACTTGCCCATGCAAAAGCTGCTGGTACCCTTCTTCACTCCGGCGTGATTGCCGGCACTGCTCATGCGGCCGCCCGTGGCCTTCTTCTTCGTGATCTTCGGCACCATGCGGCGGGTACCGGCGCCCTTCATCTTCTTCATTGATCGCTCCGTTAAGACTCGCGGCCGGCGGCCAGGTTGCCCCAGCCGCCGGCCATTCCAACAGGGTTTACGAGCGCGGATACAACTGGAAGCACCGCCAGGCATCAAGAGCCATGACGGCCGTCGTACCGGAGGCGTCCGCCACACAGGCCGCGATGAGCCCGAGAGCGTTGGCGTCCAGGTTCGTCTTGGCGACGAGTTGAGCGTTGGTCATGTACGTTGACGATTCGACGTTATCCACGAAGAACCGCACGCACTTGGCAGCGTTGGCCGGGTCGGGATCGTACACGATACCGACCTTCATGAATGTGTAAGCGGCCGCCAGTGTGCCGATGCCCGCCTTGATGTTCGACCAGGCCGTAGCCCGATCGGAGTACACCGCATCGACGACGCCAAGAGCATCTTCGCCCTTGTAGAAGCCGATGAAGCTCGCGGTATTGGTCGGCGTCGCGGAGGCGGCATTGAACGGAACGCCCGTCGCCAGGGTCCATTGGTCGGTTTCCGCCAGGCCGATGATCAAGCCGAGGGTGTCGGTCAAGAGCGTGTTGACGGCGAACCGAGCCTCAAACCACAGCTTGCCCGAGGTCGAGGCGAGCCCGGACATGAAGAACGACGGGTACGCTTGGGCGATCGAGCCGGAGTCATTGTCGCTGTCGGGGTTGAACGTCAGCAACGAGCCCATTTGCTCGATGCTGTTCCAACTCGACACCGGGACGACGGTACCGGAGGCCGTGTGAAACAGCTTGTATCGGCCGAAACCGATCTGCGTTGTTTGCGTGCCGATGAGCGGGAAGTCAACGAATTCGTCCTCAATGAACACACCAGGCGTAGTGCCTTCCTTGATGTCGTTCACCGGACAGTCGCCCCAAATCGCGGGCGACCAGCAACGGTTTTGGTCAACCGTGCCATTCTTGAGAAAGTCAACCGTGTTAACCGACATGGTTCGCTCCTGAAATTTGAGGGTCCGAGTCCTTGGGGTCCAGGTGTGGACACTGTCCACACCTGGAAGGGTTACGGCGGTTAGGCCGGCATTCCGGTGTCCTTGGCGATGACGAAATGCCGACGACGGTCGCGGGTCAGCCACTGCAAAGAAC